CATCATAAATATCAGTATCATCAAACCTTGAATTGCCCTGTGCAATATTTTGGCTAGAAGTAGTTTTGTAATCGTTCCAAGTATCTGAATCACTTGCTAGCAAAGATTCATTAGTGGTACTGTCAAAAGTAATTCTATAGTTAGAGTCTTGTAAGTATGCTTCTGGGTTGCTTGTTAACCTTGTAGGCATTATAGTATGCTCTACACCACTATCATCTTTCCAAACAAGTTTTGTATAACCAACAAAATCATGTGGCAAGGCCATTACTAAAGATGGTGGTATTTCTATTTCCATATCTCTAGTTGATCTAAACGTGTCAAAGCTTAATTCTTGCACAGCTCTATGTGTGTGGTATGTTACATCTGAAAGTCTAGTTCCTTCTAGCATTTTATCTAGTTGGCAATAAGTAGCCATTATATCGTTTATCAAATCAGTTACTTTTATAAACTGATAACTACCCTGAACACCATCACCAGTAAACTGAGTACCGTCAGTTCCAGAATAATATTGATTATGTGTTAATGTTATTAAGTTGTTTGGCATTTTTTATTATTTTGTTTGTACATCATTTTGCTGCTCTTCTTGAGAAGCTATTGTTACTATACCTGGTTTATTAATTGTTATACCAGCTAGTTCTAATATTTTTATTACTAAATTAGTTTCTTCAGACCTGTGCATGGTAAAGTTTACAGAAGTTGTAGCATCGTATAATGCTTTTTCATTTACAACTACATAGCCCCATTTAACTGTTGGTGGTACTGTTGCTATAACCTCAACTTTCAATTGACCAGATGTTTGCACTGGTGTTGGTGGGCTAGTATCTTCTTTATATAATGAAAAGCTACCATCAAGATTTTCAGTATAAAAAAAGTCAGGACTATCAGCTATATGCCATCTACTATTACTTTTAGCACGATACATATCATGTATAGACTGCATGTCTGTTTGTTCAATAAGTTTTATTGGGATTGACGATCCGTCTGTACCAGAATAGTACAGTCGTCCAGTTCTGTATATTGTGCTAGCTGTTAATGCAGGTAAAATATAAGATTTATTTGCGGCTACATATGTTAAAGCAACATCTGTTCCTTTGTATATAGATAATTTTTCTCTAATAATATTTACCGTATCTCCAAAATCAGGAGCTAACTCAGCATTGCTTCCAGGTTGTTGACCAGCTTCTTCTCTTCTAGTTAAAGCTGTTTTTGCTGCTAAATCATAAAAGTATTGCTCAAATATATCCATCTGAGCTTGGTTAGCATGCAAGTTAAATTCTTGTGGCGTGATATAGCCTCTTTGTTCTTTGTTAGCCAATGCTAACACTCTTTGGTATACTGTATCTATATTTATGCTTAAATTCGCCATGTATTTTTAATTTTGTAGTTTGCAATCGCCCCGAAGAGCGACTGCTCCTACAAGGTTTTTACTTTAATTGTTTTTCAATTGATTGTAAAACTGACATACCTTCATCAGTCTTGAACCAAGCAGCTAAAGCTGAATATGGGTGTTCGTTATAAGGAACGTTCATTAACTTTCTTTTTGTTGATGCCCAAGTAAATGTTCTTTGGTCATCAGATAGATTTATAACGCTTCTTTCTACGGCTTTTATACCAATATTTCTAAGATGAATATTTTCGTCAGCACATAACTCTAAGAACAAAACAGGTCGTTGTTTAGCTAATACAAGTATATCTCGTTTAAGCTCCTTAGAAGTCATCTTAGACACTGCAGATCCAACCTCTACTCTCATTATCGCTTCGATCATGTCAATATCTAGTTGTCTAGCAGCTATCATTGCATCAACTTCTAAATTTAAAGTTTCTAACTCTGTTGTTGCTTTTTGAACAGGTTTTACTTCGTACCAAGTTTTACCAGCTTGTGGGTGATAAATAGATAAAAACTTTTGCAAGTTAACTTTTTCTTTTGGTACAAACATAACGCCATCTCTAAAAACTATTCTACCAGGTCTAACTTGTCCTTTAAATTCTTCAACAAAAGGTGAGTTTTGATTTTCAGTGTACTGAATTTCTCTTTCATAACCTTTTTCCTCGTCATAATAATAAAGCTCTTTTGTTCTCATTGAGTATGATAACGGAGTTTTACCACCAGCCAGCATATAACGTCTGTCTTTTATTTCCCAACCATCTTTAGTTGTTCTGTTAGTTGGTTCTTTTCTTTTTGGTTGTTTTACAACCGGTGGTGTTTCCATTACTGGAGTTTCTACAGCCACCTCTGTTTCTTGTTTTTTTGCCATAATATAATATAATATAAGTTAATAAAAAATAAAAGGACCGAGGCCGAAGCCCCGGTTCTTTTAAAAAGTGTTGATTATCCTTTTAGTAATACAAAGTTATTAGCACCTTGTACAACTAAACATCTTTCAGATAAGAAATGCATCTCCATAGCATCTAAATCAGAAGTAGTAGCACCAACCGAACCAGTAGTCCAAGTTTTGTACTTTCTGCTTTCCATATTAGATTGTCTATATCTTACATGTAAGAAAGGTCTCTTTAGATTTCTTCCTAATGATTGGTCATAAACTGAAGATACACCTGCAGGTATCATAACACCATGAATAGCGTTAGTTGAATCTGTAGAGTTAATTAATCCTCTTGTAGACTTATCATTTAGATATTTGAAATCAGACTTGTAGAAATCGTAAGATCCACGTCTGAAACCAGAGAAACCTAAGTTTAATGCCATATCTTCTTCGTTGTTAAATACACCAAAAGAAGTACCACCTTGAGCACCATCAGAAATACCAGCTAGCATATCATCTAAAGATAAAGAAGTTTTTCTATCTAAGAATAACATGTTTTCTTCAATTGCACCGTTAGCGTCAAGCTCGTCGATAATGTCATCAAACTCATTTAAAGCAGCAGAAGGAGAAGCTCCATCTAAAGCGTTAGATATGTTACCTCTAGTTTCTAATGCTTCCCATAAACCTTCAGTACCATTAATGTTACCAGCAGCACCAACAATTGTAGATACAGTGTTAGCAATAGTAGTAGCTTTTACTGATTCACATAATGCCATTTCTAAGTAATCGTTGAAACGAGCTTTAGTATCACCAGAAGCTTTTAAGTACCATAAGTAACCATTTTGTCCTTCTTCACCAGAAACTTCAACCCAACCAATTTGAGAAGCGTCAGATCCAGAGATCTCATACTTATCTTTTAGTATAATCGGCTTGTTAGTTCTAGATTTGAACTGTGGCTTGTTAGCACCTGCTCTTCCAATAGCACCTTTAACGTATTCTGAACCATAAACAAGTACAGATAAAACTGCACCAGCTGAAAGATTAGCATTACCTGTACCGTTACCGTCATATCTTTCACAGTCAATTAGTGTTGTACTTGCTAAGTCATTTACAAATACTCTAATAGTAGTGTTAGAATCAGATACTAATAACATATCACCTTCACGAATACCGTGATCAGCACCAGCGTTACCAATTGTAACACCATCAACATCAGTAGCACCACCCATGTTTAATCTTAATGCTCCAGAGTTATCAGTACCAGTTACTGCTTTATAAGATAAATGTAATCTACCTTGCTCAGACCAAATAACTTGGTCAGCAGTCATAGACTCTTCAGCTCCTACTTGTGAAAGAAATCCTGAGATAGTTCTGTTTCCAAAAACCTCAGCTTCTTTTTCCATAAGATCTGGTAAATATTGTTGCGCCCAGTTTGCACTGTTTGCTCCAGCGTTTGCGAAATCAATGTACGCGCTCGCTAGTGTTTGTTTCATCGGTGCCGGAGTATATCCGCCCGATGGTACACCTGTTACAGCCATAATTTTAAATTGTTTAAATTAATATTTAGTTATCGTTTTTTTATTCTTAGCTTCATATCATTTGATCCTTCACCTAAAACTTTAAACTTAATACCTCCTTCACCTTCATAAACTTTATGAGACTCTCTCGATGTGTTAATGTTCTTAGACTGAGCTACCGTTTGCTTTACAGCATCTGTTCGCCCTTGTTCATAGAAATGTTTAGCTATTGCGTCAGGATTCATTGCAGTAAATAGACCCTTGTGGTAACCAGCAGCATCTTCCATAACTGAATCTTTGTTTAGGAACTTCCCAACAAAATTGTTAATATCGACCTGTTTGTTTTTTAAAGCGTCTACATCAGAAACATTATACTTAATCGTTTTATCACCTACATTAAATTCAAATCCTTCAAAGTTTTCAAAAACTTTATTTGTTTTATTTAAAAAGGTTTGTTGTTGATGTTGTACAACTTCTTCATTTTGCTTTTCTTCCTGACTATACCTATTAAAGAATTCAATTGCTTTTTGTTGCTCGTTAGTGAGCTTACTCCCAGCTTTTACATCTTCATAGTATTTAGACTTTTGCCCGTCTAAGTAGGACTTAGCCTCAGCAACTTGCTCTTTTAAGGCTAATTTTTTTCTTTTTATTTCTCTATCGTCTGCAGCATCTTCATCATATGAAAATCTATCTTCTAACATAAAGTTAATTTCTTCTGCATTAAGATGAGGTTTTGTCTTTTTATAATAATCACTTAATATTTCTGAATCGTCCATCTCGTCTACATCTGTATTCAGCTTTACGTAATCATTTATGTCTCCACCGGTTTCGTTCATAAACTGAACTAGCTTTTCAACACCTTCTGGAACTTCTATATATTCGTCTTCTTGTGTTTCATCTTCCGGCTGTACTTCTTCTTGTTCTTGTGGGGCATTGGCATCTTCATCGACTCCAACCACTCCCTCGTCGACAGTGTTATCTTCTGCAACTTCCTCTGTTTCTGTGGTTTCATTTTCTTCTGGTTTTGGTTCTTTTGGTATTTTTGTTAAATCTAGTTTTATATCACCATCTTCGTTGTATGATATTGGTGATTCTTCTTGTTTTTCTTCAACCTGAGGTTCTGCAGTTTGCTCTACAGTTTCTTGTGTAGCCTCTTCGACTACTTCTTTGTTTTCTTCCATGATATAATAATATTAAATAATTAGTTAAAAATTGCTTAAACCAGCAACACCCATACCAGTATTTAACGTATCATTACCAGCTGACTCAAAGTTTTTTGGTGATGATTCGTTTTTCTTTTGATCTACTAGTTGGCTTTGTTGGCTTGCTTGTATCTTTGTTCTTTCGTCTTTACGATCGTCTTTTTGAGTTTCTTTAGCAGATGCAGCTTGATTATCCATCTCTCTAAGCTTCATATTTATTTCAAACTCTTTGTCCATTAGCTTCATTTTCATTTCAGCTTCTTGCTTCATGTACTCAACTTTTAATGCATTTCTTTTTTCTTCTAACTGCATGTCCATTTGAGATTTTTGTTCATTTTTTTGCATTTCAGCTTGTGCTGTTGCTTGAGCAGCTTGTTGCTGAGACTCGCCTTGCGCTTTTATATTCTGTTGTTGCATGGCTTGATCTCGCTCAAGCTTCTTTTTCTTTTTATACTTTAACAATTGATTAGCCATTTTTAAATTTCTAACCTGTCTAATGTCTATAGCATCGTCAACATCTAAAGCTCCTTTTTGTATAGCCATTTGTATGTTGTTCTCAAGTATTTGTTTTTCTTCTTCATCTGGCATAAGTTCTATAAATATACCAAAGTCATATAAATGTAAATTAGACATCTCTTCAAGTGTGGCAACATTGTGAGCGCCTATCTGTTGTATAAAAGCATCTTTTGTCGGTGAATATTCTATAATATCAGATATTCTTAATGATAGTTGTTCTGAAGTTTCTACAGTTAAAAATAATGATGCATCTAATATATGTCTTGTTGCTACATTAGAGTTTGCAGCCGCTAGCTTTTGTATACCAACTAATGATCTAGAATCTGGTGTTGAAGCGTCTCTAGCTTCGTTAAGACCAGTTACATCTCTAATCATCTGTAGATAGTAGTTATAGTTACCTATAAGTGCTTGTAATTTATTACCTGCACCAGCTCCATTTGATATTTCTTGTATTGGTATTTTACCTGGGTTTTGATCACCATCTCCAGTAAACGATCTACCAACAACCGATCCAGTTTGAAAGAACATGTTTAAAGCTTCTTGAGCATTGTAATTTGTTCCATTACCTAAATCAACTTCAGCTAAACCATCTATATCTAAGTAAACACCATCAGGAACCATTCTAGACAATACCTGTTGTATTTTTAAGTGAGTAAGCTGTATCATATCAGCAAAGCTAGTAATACGACCTACAAGTGATTCTATTTTGCCATTATACATTTTAGGCGCAACTATAGAGTAGTTCATTTTAACTTTGTTAAAATCACTTTTAGTTCTCATCATGTTGTCAGCCTTTTGCCACTTCAATAATTTATCAGTACCTACTATTTTCACACCTTCAAACAAACACTCAACAGTTCTTTGAACTTTTGAATAATCTTCAGCTTCTGCAGGAGGATTAAAAGTGTCATCTCTAGGTATAGCTTTTTCAGCTCCAGATCCTAAAGTTTTAATCTTATAAGTATCGTTCATGTATGTTTTGTAGTTAAAATACAATAAAGATATTTTATTTTTATCTTGACTACCTTGTGATCTATACTTAGTTGAATTACTTGGGTTGTATAATTTATGTATATCTTGTAAGTCAGTTTCAGTTAGCTTTGGAAACTCTTTTGCTAACTCGTTAATAGGTATTTCTTTAACTTCACCAACATAATATATGTCTTCAAAATAAGGAGAATCAGTATATGAGTATACTAAATTTGCAGGATCTACGTATTCAACTTTAGCTCCTTCAGACCAGTTAAAACTAGTTTTAGTAGCAGCCATACCCAAAACAGTTAAATCTTCTAAGCATCTTCTTCTTATCAAATCATATTTACTACCATCTAACAAAGTATTTATAGCTTCTTCATTTGCAACCTCAACAGACTGCTTGTAGTTTAGTTGCATGTGTAACTCTAACTCAGCCTTTGTATCAGGTAACTCAGATGGATCATTTTGATACATATCTATATTTAACTGTTGTTTAGCCGCGTCATTGAACTCTTTCGTTTCCATG